CCCTGCACACTAAAGGAAAATTCTCCTGTTCTTATACTTACTATGGCTGTCATTTTTTAATCTCCAAGGCGGATACGGTCATTTGCTCAATAGATAAGGTTCCAGCAAATGGTGTTACGGTAATGCTGTTAGAAATACTGCCAATATAACCAAAACTAATTTTGCCCGTATAGACCGCATTCCCTGTCATTGGTGCGTCATCAAGTGCCATCAAGGATACGTTTCCAATAAACCCTACGGTTGATCCTGAAAATGTTGTTGGGGACATGGATGTTCTGCCAATTAAGGTGCCTCCCCTATAGAGTGAGATAAACATGCGAATATCTTTTAATACAGACTCTGGCTGGTTGCCGGGACCAATACCCACGTATGTTCCACCCCACACGCCTCTGTCGATACTTGTGCTTAGGCTTAAATCTATTCGGCACTTCCCCCCTGCCCTTGGTACGGTAATATTAAATAACGCAGGCGTGGCGGCCTCCCATACTGTAATAGCCCCTTGCAGATTGGTTGGAAATTGCCATGCTCCTGTATTTGGGTCGCGCCAGCCCTGAGCCCCAGCGTAGTCATTCATAGCGTTCCTAACAGCGTCTGTGCTAATTATTAACGTGTTGTACCTAACTCCCACAGGCACCGTAACAGCATTATCTTTAATCTTCAGTGTATCAACTTGCAAATCACCAATCTTCGCAGTAGTCACAGCCAAATCATCAATCTTCGCAGTCTTAACCGCCAAATCTTCAATGTGCGAAGTCTTGACAGACTGATAGTCCATCATTGCTGATTTTAAGTAAGCGGACACAGGAAACACCGTGCCTGTCACCGGATCAGTAAATGGCGTATTGCGGAAAATGAATGGGTAATATGGTGTACTTCCTGCGCTTGCTGGCCCTGCTAAAGCAAACGAGTTAGCGCGAATAACAAAGTTGCTGTAATTCGTACCTCCGCTTTCCTCAATCGCTAAGCCGTAAGACGAAATCACACCACCCGCATCAAGCTTGATTGTGTGCTGCGCTTTAATCTTGCTTTCAGTCAGAACAAGTGAGTTTAGCTTTGCTTTATCTGCTGTGATTTGTGCAACTTGCGAAGAAATAGCGGCTTTCTGCGCATTTGCGTCAACCTTAGCAGCATTTAGCTCTGCGATTTGGCTTGTATAAAGATCAATTAATTCCTGATTTTTATCCGCCTTTGCCTGCTCTGCTGTGCGCTTACTTGTTATCTCAGCAATTCTTGCATCATAACTATTTACTGCTGAAGTGAGTGCAGCGGCCTGTCCCTGCAATTTGGTGATGTCTTCATCAAGTCGGGCTTTCGCAATTTCATTCTTGAGTTTGTTTAAATCACCAACAGCACTTACAACCTCAATGCTTGTCTGCTGACCATCCACATAACCCTGAATCGTCTTGATCTCACCGCCGATTGCATCAAGCTTGTCAGTAAAAACACCTTGCTGAAGCTCAATAGTTGCGATGTTCTCAGTTGCGATATTCGCCTTATCAAGTGCTTCGTCTGCTGTGTCTTTTGCAGTTTTTGTGCTTGCCTGGAGTGTATCGAACCGACCGGCAAATGACTCATTGTCATTCGCTCGCGCTGTTTCCAGTGTTTTGATTGCTGCCTTATTCCCATCAACATCAACTTTTAGCGTGTTGATGCGAGATGATAGTGCCTCATTCTCCTGTGCTCTTGCATAAGCTTCGGTTTGAACCAGTGCTTTTGCGTTACTGATTTCGGCAACAGTGGTGTCGATACGCTGACTTAAAGCCATGTCGTTTTCAATCACTGCTGATTGAAGCGTCCATGTGCCCGCAAGACCGGTCGAGCCAATAAACCCTTCTGTTGATCCGATCAGGTCGGGGTACACCTGTGCATACACACCGTCAAGACGAGTGGTGTTTGCTTTAACTTTGTCGTCAACTTCAGCAATACTGGCATTGGTTTGAGTTAATGCGCCTGTACTGGCTTTTGTGCCAAGTTCAGCAGTGATTTCCTCAATCTTGAGTGCATTCGCATCTGACTTTGATGCTGAAGCGGTTGCTTTTTCTAGCGCACTCGCTGCTCCTGTTGCTGCTGTATCCGCCGTGTCTGCTGACTGCTCTGCCACCGCTTTAACTTCGGTCACAAGGCTCGATAGCGCTCTCGTATCATCAATCGCAATCTCGGCTTTTTGCAAAGCACTTGCTGAGTTGAATAGAGCATTGCCCGCTTCATCTTCCGCAACCTGTACTCGACCATCTAACGCTTGGGTTTTTTCAATCGCTAAAGATGAATCTGTTAATGCAACATTGAGGCTATCTTGAAAGCTTGCAAGTGCATTGTCATTGCTTAGCTTATAAGTGTTCACATAGCCGTAAATTGCAGTATCTGCACTTTGGCGATCTAAAACTTCTTGCGTTAAACCATCGTCAAGATCATCAATCGCGGTAATGCGTTGCTGCCTTTCCAGTGCTAACTCATCGCTGATTTGATCTGCCTGAGTCTGTACTGCTGTGATATTGTCAATCAAATTACCAATATCACCATCAAGACCCGCAATTGTGTCGATCTTATCAATCTTGGTTTGCAGGTCCTGATGTAGCTGAGTTTCGGTGATTTTCCCCGACAAAATATCCAGCACCGCTGAAGCATCTGCAGATGTTGTAGCACTTACACGTGCAGACCATGGCCCAATGTTTCCAATCCGGTCAATCAAGCGACCACGAAACCAGCGGGTCAGATTTGGCTGCATTCCCTGAATTTCGTGCGTATCTGTTGGATAAGCAAATAAACCGAGTTGTGACTTGTTGGCACCGTTTGCCGTGGTTGCAATCTCAATTTCCGTATAAGCGGTATCTAGTGCACCCACCGCAGGGAAAGACCAGTTCAGGCGATAACCGAACAAGATGCCTGTTGCTGTAATATTAGCTAGGGCAGGCGGCAAGCCTTGCTTGCCTGACAAAGTTGTGAGCATTGAATACGTCGGCAAAGATGCAACATCAAACGCTGAAATTGCAGTCACACGCGCTTCATAATTGCCCGCATAAATGCCCTGTACTTCTACTGAATTGCTGCCTGTGATTGGCAATTTAATCCACGAGCCATCATCTTTACGCCATTCAACTTGATACTTTGTAGCGCCTTGCGCTTGATCCCAAGCAATCACCATGGTTTCAACAGACAAGCCGTGCTGAACCATGTTTTCAGATGAAATCAAAACATTGGTGACAGGCGCTTGAATGGTTGGATTGATGATTGAAATCGGACGTTCATCAATGAAAGCACCAAAATCGATTGCATCATATTTTGCTGACTCGTATTGCAAGCCTGTAATTGAAAACTGATGTTTGTCATCCTGAGTAATACTCATGACGCGAAACTTCATAGTTTTTAAGTCTTGCGCATCAACGACCCAGACATTTTCCGCCGCAACAGAATCAAACGCCACTGTGACTGTGACATTTCGACCAATTTTTGATGACACAATACGCGCTTGCGCTTTGCCATCTTCACCATTTACAACAAGTCGATCACCTGCACGGCATACAACGTCATCACGATCAAGAGTAATGACTTTTCGATCAGCGCTGACAGCAGAAATACGCCCACCATTGGCACGACCTGCGAATAACTCATCCGCAATCTCAATCACACGGCCCGGCTGTGGAATATAACCATCCAAGCCGACTTTAAAAGATACAGTGCGAGTTTCTAGCTGCTCAGACTTCAAGGCCCAAAGACCTGCGCGTTGCGCCTGCCCTTCCGATGTACATCCCCAAGCATCAATCTCGGCAATACGCACGCCAAGTTTGGCAATGGCCGCTTCATCACGCACATAGACATATTCGGTCTTGTAGTGGTTTGCAGGGTTATCCCAAGCCACTTTTGCAACTGTGTGACGGTCACGCGCACGGGTGCCTGTGTATTCAAACAGACCATCTATGACGTTGGCGCGAGTGTAAGTAAAGTAAGTGTCTTGCGGAATATCGGCATCACAAACAATGGAGTTTCCATCCCAATAACTGATTGCACGGAATACACCCGCCAACTTGCTTAAAATGGTATAAGCATCTTCGGTTGATTGTAGATACACGTTACATGTAAAACGTGGCTCCTGACCGCCTTTGCCATCATCCACCATTTGGTCGCAATACTGTGCAAGGCGATATAAAGACCACTTATCCAACATTGCAGATGTTAATCGATCACCTAATGCATAGCGTTTTGATGTGCAAATGTCGTAATAAATCCATGCAGGGTTATTGGTATAAGCACGCTTGAATGTGCCGTCCCACATGCCCGCATAGGTACGCGCCACTGTATCGTAGTTCGATGGAATCTGAAGCTTAATCCCTTTTAAATCGACTGCAACTTTTGCAACATTGGAAAATGTTTCAGCATCATATTGCAGACCCAGCAATGCGGTATTTGGGTAGCTGAGCTTTAGATCAATGACTTCAGTTAGTGCATCCACATACATCTTGTCACTGATATATTCGGAAGTTGCATTGGGAGTTAATCGACGTACGCGAATCGTCCAACCGGTATCAGCCTTAGGTAAATCAATCCGGTGTGAGCGCTCATAGTTGGCAGAGGTTTTGTCAGCAATCTGAGTATTTAAAACCTCAGTCCATGTGCCTCCATCAGTTTGCAGATCGATTGCATACTGAATAACAATACCTTTCACATCGCCATTTTCAGCATTTTGTTCGCGTAGTGGCCCCCACTTAAAGCGCAAGCGGATTGCATCCAGATCAGTATTGGTAAGTGAGCGAACCCATGGTGATTCAGACTTTAACTCAACATTGATTGCAGTTTCAGAGGAGATGTCTGGAAAGCCTTCAATATGAGTTTGGTCATTGGTGCCATGACGAAAATCAGCCTGAACATCTTCAAAGTTCCAGCCACCTGCCGGATTCTGTAGTGGTGTTTCTTCCAGATAAACCGATTGCAAGCCATTAGCTAGACCTTCCACTTCACCTTCAGACAAGCCATAGAGAATTTTAATATAGGTCTTGGACTGAGCTGAGTCTGGTGCAATTACCGCTTTTCTTGCCTTGCCTTCACCTGCCTTTGCGCCTTTAATTACTGCATTCATACTTATCCTCAGACAATAAAAAAGGCGCTCTATGCGCCTGTATATTCCTATTATTTACATTAGATCTTCAGGGTATTGCCCGGCGCTTGCAATAAAGCCACCAACCTCACGCTGACCATACAAAACTGGCACCGGATTCCCTTGTGCAACCGTGGTCACTGCACCACCAAAGCCTTTGTTAGCTTTGTTGCCATCTTGGTTTTGGTCTTGATTTTCAATCTTTGGCATGAGCATCATTGCAATACCACCGACCATCATGCCGGCACCAGCACCGATCAGGCCTGCACCCAATGCTGCACCCCCACCAAGCGTCCCCACTGTCACAAGTACACCCACCACCACTAGCACAGCACCGAGAATGGTTTGAACTGCGCCACCTGCACCTTTCACTTTAGGTACAACCTTGATGACTTTTGCACTGGTGCTCATATCGAGTTCGGTTTCAGAAATGTTCTGCTTATCCTGAAAAACTGCGAACTCTAAGCCTTGCTCATGTGCATGTAGCATGAAGTGTTCAAAGCCTTGTACCTGCACCGATAAAGCACGCATTGCTTCACGGGTATTTTCAACATCAAGACGAAATTCTTTACCAAATTTCTTGGCTAAAATGCCGTACAACTTAATTTTTTTGAGCATATCGAACCACCTTTGCAACTCGTTCCTGCCATTGTGGGCCATAAATTTCACGCACAGACTTGCGTCCATACGGATGGTGCAGAATTAAAGCTGAGCCAATACAAGGCTCGGTTTGCTCAGATTTCAGCATGCCATTATCACCCAGCCAGATCACCGCATGATTCACATGCTCAGTGCGTCCGACTCGACACAACAAGACATCACCATACTGCGGCTGATCTACCTCAATAAAGCCCTCCTTTTGGAAATTATCCAGATAGAGAGATGGGCTGTCCTTAGACTCCCACCACAAGTCTTGACGCTCATAGTCTGGAATATAAATATCCAACTCGCGTTTGTAGAAATCACGAACAATGGCAAAGCAGTCTTGAATGCCGTGAATGTAGTTGCGACCAACTAAAGGCGCCTTATATCCGCATGGATCATATATCTGAAACTCAATATCAGGATAGGCGCAAATTATCCAGGGCGTTTCATGCAATTCAATCTGAATTAAATCAATCTCAGAGGCGCGTGCTGAAGCATTTGGATGTGAATGTACATAGGCTTGGATTTCACCAACATCTTCAGCTTTAGCCAAATCCTCGTGATGAATTTCAAACTGGCTTTTATCTTCGGATGCGTTGCGGCATGGAATGTATTCTTTATTCACAATGACACCGCAGCATTCATCTGGGTAAACTTCAGCAGCATGTGCCTGAATTGCTTTTTTAAGTTTTGCGGTTAGTTTCATAGAATGCCTTTATTTTTGAGCACTTGTCACATTGATGCTGTATTTGTGGTGGGTATGAAAGCAATACAATTCCAGTAGGCTTAAGCACACCACCACATAAACAATATTTTTTATCACTCATCACATTAAACTCGACGCTGGAAAGCCACCAAAGCGGATTTCATTATTGCGAATACGACATGAAGATAGGCGACCAGAGCAGCGATCCAGTGCAGGGTTGTCCGTTGGCTCATCTTTATCGGTAAACATGGCTGCACCCGTGTACTGGCAATTTTCACCTCTATATGCAGCAACAGCACACCAATGGCAGTAGTTAGAAATCTGCCGAACTGGTATTTTCAATCCCTCAAAGTCAATCGGGTTTGATAACTCAAATGTTACAGCGTTGGCATTTTCAGAAGTCTTTTGCTCGATATACCAAAGCTGCTCTTTAGCTTCATTTGATGCAGTCGAATTGCCAGTGCTAAAGTTTTCAGCATCCAGATATTTAGCCAGTGTGGTAATGACTTTGAGTTTTGCTCCTGCAAAGTCGCCAAACTGTAAGCAATAAGCAGAAATTGCACCTTGGATACCGCCAATATTGTTCGCCATGCTTAAAGTAGGTGCAGATGCTTTACCATCTGAGCGCATTTCTAAGCCCGATACTTCTAAAGCCATTGGCTCGAAAGTTTGACCTTGCCAGATGATATTTCTCTGCCATGTCTTTTTATTGCCAGAATCAAAGACTTTACCAATTGAGCCTGTATCCGCGCCGATTAACTCAGCCGAGCCAATGGATGTATAAATGCGCTCCCAGTCTTCATAAGAAATATGGCCATGAAAACGCAAAATGCCCGCACCTAAAGCGCGAGCATCCAGTTCAAATAGCGTGATCAGTCCATCAACGTAGAGTTTCTGAAAATCACTGTTCAGGGTCATCTGTCACCTCAATTTCAGGCTGTGGCAACTCTTGCAAGCGCAAGTCAATCCAGCGGTTTTCAGGAATATCTAAAGGTGTTTCAGTATCAGCTACAATGCGTCCTTTTTTATTGAGCATGTAGTCATATGTCTTAACGCTAATGTCGCCATTTTCAAGTTGCTCATATACGACAGCGACAAGAACATTACCATTGGCATCTTTTGGTGTTTCGACATACCAGCCTTCTTGCGCAAAGCCGCTTGAACCTTTGATTAGGTAATCACCAGTATCCAGCTTTTCAAAAGAAATATCTTGCTGTTGGGCTTCATCATTCAACTCAATTCTATCTGCAAAAAGCTTAATGACAGGAGATGCATTTTTAACAAAACCATTTGCATCTACTGTTGTGTTAGCTGTTGATCTAACTTCTGCCCATGCTGTAAATGAATCATTGCCCGATGCTGGGCTACTACCTCCGCGAAGAAATAGCTTATTAGCATAAAATACTGCTTCCACATGATTGGTTGAACCCAATGATTGATCTGGGTATGTTCTAAGCGAAAGCAGTGAAGCACCCTGCCAACTCGCATTATTTAGTATCCCCAGTTTGTCAGTTGTTGCCATTTTAAGGTCTAAGCCGAGTGGTATCCGTGATGGTGTGCTTACTGCTTCGAAAAGCCGCTGAAACCCCCCAACCCCAAACGCCCCCACCTGCATCACATTTCCAGCCTGATTGCCAACATTTCTAAAAGCGGCAGTACCCAGTTTATTCAAATTTGTACCATCACCGAGATAGTTATAAATCTCATCATCATTCGCCTGAAGTTTTGCTGAACCCGAACGGAACGTATCACCGCCTGCGCCTGTTGGTGCTACACCTGGGTTAATTGTTTGTTTAGCCATAATTTACGCCCACAAAAAAGCCCTCGATTGAGGGCATAAAGTTGATTGAAGTTAAGGTTTAAAGTCTTGAGTGAAAGTGGTGGAGATGGACCACATGCCACCTCCCAAACTGATCGGCATGTAATCCCCTGCGACTACACGCACCTCGCCATCTAAAGGCGAATCCCAAAGGAATGAATCAGCACCTTTATGTGCATCAAAAAAGGCCTTGATCTCTTGTATCAAAGCCTTCTTGCCTGTTTTTTTGTATGCCCATGTGCCTGACCGATTGTTAATCCCTACACTTGTTCGTTGTGTATATCCATCTCCAAAACTGGACTGAAGGACTTTAAAGCTTGAGGTTTGGGAGTTTCCATCTAGATCATTACACCAGGTGAATTTTTGATTGCTCATGAATTTTTTCCAATAAAAAACCTCCCGAAGGAGGTTATTAAATAAGATTGGTTATTCAGGCTTTTGAAAATCATTGATATGAAGATCAAACGTAGTCTTAATCATATCGATTTTAGCTTCATCATCCAATTCAGCACCATTACTTAAAAAATCTCTCGTTTCCTTTACATACTCAAGATATTCATCGCGATTGATAATATTCTTGCTGGCTAAAAAATTAACAAGATTACCAACCAGTAGGCGTGTTGCAGAATCACCATCGAGTGACACTTTGATCAACTCAGACCCAATAACCTCAATTTCTTTATCTAATGACATTTTATCCTCTGCTAATTGCTTTCTTAATCGCGCCACCCTGTCTTAACTCTCTATTAATAACAGAAACAACAGCTGTTTCGATCATGCTTCCGAATTGCTTCATATCACCTTGATTATCAGTTTTGGTGGAGCCATCAGACTGTATCACAATTGTTTGCGTGAAATTTATACCGCCACCCGATTTCTGATTGGCTAAATAATCCTTCAAATCACTATTCGTCCGACTATCAACAACACGTTCGCCCTTATCCAAAAGCCATGTACCTTCTTTCGGGATATTGTCGATACCGTCATGGGCCATACCATCTATAGACACAGTTGCAATAGTTGCTAGTGCTGGGGTTAATGCCGCCATTACCGCAGTTGCTCCTAAAAACTTCTGAGGTAAAGTCATGGCACTCGGATCTGCAAATGCTTGAGCGTATGCCGTATAAGCAGCCACCAAGGAAGATGCAACCGAGAATCCCTGTTGCAATGCAAACATGGTTTTATAGGTGGCAGATTGCTCCCCTGCACTATTTTTTAGTGATTGGGTTAGCTGAGAGAAGGTGTTTTGGCCGTTAGATAAAATGCCACTCCATAAGCCTAATTGCTCTTGGAATTGGGTTTGGGCTAACTCACGCTCCTGCTTGTTATAAGCTTCAGATAATGCAGCCTTGTTTTGCAGGTAAGTCTCATAGGCCTGTTCGAGTTGCTGATACCTCTCTGTTTCACTCAGGTATTCATTATTTTCAATACCCTCACGCGCAGAAGAAAGACCGTCAGAAAGCTGAGAATAGCCATCTTGCTGTTCATTACCCAACTGCCATCTTTGATACTCTTTTGGATTCATGGATGCCCTAGCGCTGGCTTCCACCCCCATCTGAACCATGGCACCCAAAGGCCCATTCATCATGGCAAAAGCATTTTGACGAGCTAGAATAATTTGCTGATTAGCTTCGTTCTCAGCCTTAACACGCTCGTCCTGAGCCTTAATCCAATTAGCCACATCATCTTCATAGGCCTTCTGTTGAAGTCCTAAAAGACGGTCGCGCTCTGTTGGATCAGTAGCAAAAGCTTTTTCAATCTCCTTGATTCTTTCTTGGTTATCGTATTCAAGATTTTGCCATTCGTTGTAGTAGCTGACTTGAACGGCCTTTCTGGTTTCGGTCAACTCCTTTTCGAGTTTTTCCTGCTCAGCAATGGTCTGCTCGAATTCCTTCAACCAGTCATCAAAAGAATAATCCTCTGTGAATGAAACACCGCTGGAGCCACCTAAATAACCCTTGATGTTTTTCACATACTGGCGGTTTACCGGGCCAATATTCGTGCCACGCTGAACATTGCCTTCACCAGCATGGTAGGCGCTCACAGCCTTATCGAGATCCCCCTTGAATAAATCAAGAAGGTAGGCCATGTACTTGCCAGCACCCTCGGCTGATTGCGCAAGGTTGTAGCGATCTTTTACACCGTACTGTTTTGCTGTGCCTTCAAGAAACTGGAATCCACCAGCGGCACCAGAACTCTTGTTATAGGCGTTCGCATTGCCTCGCGACTCCTGCATGTGAATAGCAGACAGTAATCCTTCAGGGAGTTTGTTTTTAGCCTCAATTGCAGCAAAGTTATACTTGGCCGCATTTGCTGCAACTTTGGCATTCACCTTCATTGCATTGCCAGTAGCTTCAAGTAGTTTTTTGCTCTTTTCCTCCGCCTTGTTGCGCTCATCGACAGCATTTTTGGAGCGCATGATGGCTTGGTACTCTTCACGGAGCTTAGTCTTCAGTTCGTCTTTTAAGACCTTTTGACCTTTCGCATTAGTAACAATTGCCCCCTCAACATTAAGGTATTTTTTAGCCAGCTCGATCATGGTGTCGTTATAGCCACGATTTGCTAGAGCAGAAGTAATTGCTGAGTCTTTAATGGTTTGGTTTGCTTCGCTAAGAAGTTTTCTAATCTCTGCACTGAGATTTGCAGTTTCAATAGCAGTCTGCTTAGCCTGATCCCCCACACCTTTGACAGCTGGAGCCATCTGATCCACAAAAGATTTTTGGTTTTTAAATTCATTACCAGCATCTTTTACAGATCCACCTAAAGTATTGAATCGATCCTTAGAAGTCTGACTAATAAAGTTTAAGGCGTTAATTTTTCCTGAAAATTGGTCAATATCACCGGTTTTTTTGTATTCAGCAATTAAAGCATTCACCTGTTTTGACTGCTCAGATGTCATATCATTGTGACGACTGAACGAGTAAGTGGCAGTGATTAGTTTTGAGTTAACTTCATCGTATTCCTTCGCTAGATCCTGAAGAGTGCTTTTTTCAGAAACAAGCTGCGCGCGACGCTTAACTTCATCAAGCTCCTTATATCTCTTGATTGCATCATCAACAGACTCATTATTTTCTCTTAATGATTTAGTGGACTCATCAGCACCATCTCTCATCATTAAATAGCCAGCCGCTACAGAAGCCACAGTAATGCCTAGCCCCACCCATCCGCCTGTCAATCCAAGCAAGAGCGCCTTAGCTGCTGCAAGTCGGCTTGTGGCTACAGTTGCTGCACCTGTAGCTGCTGTATAGGCAGTTGTTGCCATAGAAGCCTGTTTCTCAGAAATAGCTAAAGCAATGTTTGCTGCTGTTAATCGCTGTGTTGCTGCCGCGCGAGCTGCTGCCGTGGTAGCATTGTTAAAGTCTGCGCGAGCTAGATTCACCTCGGTTAAAGCCAAGGCCACGTTTTGGCGCGCTCTTTGCGCCTGAACGCCAAGTAGTTTTACGCTTTCGGCTTGTTCAGCTACTAATGCCTGTTTTTGCTCAATGCTTGCAGCAACTGTTTTTTGAATACTGCCAACCATACTAGAGGCATATCTTCCAGCAAATATAGCGCCTACCACCAAAGCAATATCACCAACCGTATCTAGGTTATCCCCTAGGGTTTCCAGTGACTCACTAGCCCCATCAACACCAGCTTTAATCGCATCACCAATTCCTGATTGTGATACTTTTAGAAATAATCCATCAATTGTATCTTCGAGGTTTGCAATAGACCCATCTAGGGTTTTCATGCGGTTTTCCATAGCACCGGCGAAGTCCACATTGCCTAGATCAAGAAGGTATTTTTCAATCTCTTTGGCATTATTTCTAATGGTGGTGGTTTGACCTTTAAACGTCAGCGACACTTTGCCATTTTCTTGGCTGGCCTTGATTCCAAATTCTTTTAATCGCTCAAACTCACCAGTGGTAGCATCAGCAACAGCCTCAATCATTTGATCAAGATCTTTACCCATGGCAGCAGCAGTATTGCCGTATGATGTTAGTGCAGCTTCAGATGGCTTTAACCCCAAGTTTGTAAGCTTAATAAAGGCACCTACAGACTGCTCCAAGCCATAAGGAGTTTCTTTTGCAAACTTCTGCAAAGAATCAAATGCTGCTGCCGCGCCTTCTGCTGACCCGGTTGCTGTTATTAACCCTGCATTCAGCTTATCAAAAGTGCGTTGAGTATTGATCAGTCGGTCGATAGAGACATAGGATGCAGCAACCCCTGCCAATGAAAGCCCGATATTCTTTGCTGACATGGAAATACCTTTATCAGCCTCCTCGAAATCGCGCGCCATATTGCTTGCTGAAGTCTTGGTCTGTCTTTCGGCATTCTTCATTGGCTCAACAAATTGGCCAATACGAGCAACTAGATTTAATGTTAAAACACCTAACTTACCAGCCATAACTTTTCCTCTAGGCGTAAAAAAACCGCCTAGTGGCGGTTCTGTTTAATATTCCCAAGCTTACCAATTACTATCAGATTTCTGATTTATAATGTCTTGCTTATATTGTTGGATAATGGATTCCATTTTAGCCTTAACTTGCTGCTGCTGTTTGATCTGCATAATAGGGACATCGCGACCAATATTAGTGTTTAGCCCACCTTTCACATATGTGAGAGGTTTCCTAGAAATATCGGAAAAAGCCACTCGTGCTCTTGAGTCCTTTGTGTCGATTTTTATGGTGAAATTCACAACATCTCGACCAAAAGCTTCACAATCCATAAAGCCACTACAAGGATATTGGATGTTTCCCTTACCAATGATGCTGCCAGTATTTTTATCTGCATACTGAACTACGTTATTGGATGAATTAAATACTTTCGCCATCCAAATTTTAGATGACTCAAATAATTGATCCTTAGAATACCCTTCAATCTCTACAACCTGAGCCACCTCGTTTAATGGGCTTGGGGCGTGCTGCATATCCGGAGATGTTGCGCACCCAACTAATCCAAAACCTAACACCCCTGCAACCAATATCTTTTTCATGTGATTTCCCTCTTATAAGAATTCACAAGATACTAATTCCAGCACAAAAAAACCACTCCGAAGAGTGGTCTTGTTATTAGTTGCTATTTCGCTCTCTTAAGAAATGCCGACCCACTCGCAGCGTATCAGTACCATAAAGCAGATCTAGCACGCTATCAAAACGCTTAGTGAACTCAGCAATATCCATGGTTGGATAGAATCCCGGTGGTAGTGGCATTGCGGTCAGCACACCGTTACGAGCACTCACATGCCAAGCATCATATTTGGAGTTATTAAACTCTTGGCTAATCTGCTGGGCCACCTGAATAACTTCTTGTGGATAAGGTAGGGATTTAACTTCCTGCTTTTCTACCTTTGCTTTTAGATCCATTGTTTCCAGATAATGAACAGCCTCTGGAAAATGAATTTCTAAAAGCTCTGCATAGCGCGGGATTTTAAAGTGTCGATTATGACGCGCCCACATTTCAGCAAAGATTTTACGTTCACCTTGAGAGCGACGAGCCACAATTTCATGAAGCAAGGCTTGCTGCTCTGGTGAAATGGCTTGACGCGCTTTAACTCTGAATTGCATCACCATTGCATCATAAGCACGAATAACCTGTAGATGGAATTTTGCAGAAATCCACATTGCGTATGAATAGACAAGTTCTTTGACAACGTAAGTGCCGCGATTATTACCGCCATTGATTACTTTTACAGCACTCCTCATATCTGAGGAGTGTTCTATTTCCTTGATTAATTCCTGCGTTTGCTCAACACGCAAAAAGTTAGATGGTTGATGTTTTTTTAAAGACCCACCTGCTTTATGCAAGTCAGCAAGTGAATAACGACCATCCTCATCCTGACGAATAGAGAAATCACCAATAACCAACGGTTGAGTATTTGGATTTACTAGATTTTGTGTTAAATTAGACATGTGTTTACATCCTTTGTGATGGCAACTGAACCTTGTTTTTGATTGGTAGTCTGGCAAGGTTTTTTTGTGCCTGTGGTTTTCATGCTTTCGCACTCTTGTGTTTTTCTACCAATAATTTAACTGCTTCATTCATAAGATAAACGATTGATCTTTTATCCTCTTTAGCAATCAGCTTGAGTTCTTTGTGTAGTTCGCTATCTAGGCGACCTTTCACATAAACAAATTCTTCTTTCATACTACCTCCTATTTATGCCACATTTTGTGGCGTTTAATAACTATAGCCACACTTTGTGGTAATGTAAATACCTATCATGAAATATTTACCACAATTTGTGGCATTGAGGTTTTTTAATGAGTAATCAAACTGATCACACCATAGTTAGATTGCGTGTGCCGCCTGAGCTAAAACAAAAAATTGAAGATTCAGCAGAAAAAAATAATCGTTCGCAAAGTGCGGAAATGGTCGCTCGCCTAGAACAAAGTTTTGAGCCTGAAGTTAAGGTTTCAGAAACACTTGAATTTGAGTTAATGAAGCGCTCATACTTAGATCAAGCTCAACAGGTGAAGGAATTAAAAGAAATGGTTGAGAAGCTAATCAAGCAACTTATAGATCATCCTGTTTGATCTATTTCCCGAAATTCTCTACCAAGTAATCCTCAAGATTCTTTTCTACTGGCTTTTCTTCATGGGTCATCAGATCATGCAGCTTCACGTTTTTAACGCCTTTCAGCATTAAAATAGACTGGTGAATCCTTGCTAATTCTTGCTCGAATCTTCTTCCAAGGTTGAGGCTTCCGTACTTTCGGATGTAGGCGGTGTACTTTTTAATTTCTCGGTATGGGAGATCGGCGATTTCGCTGTACGTTTTGCCGAGCGCGATACTGATTTCGATGAGGATTTCGTCGTCTTGGTTGAGTTCAGTTGCTTTCCCAATACATTAATATCCACAATTTTTGACCACAACGCATCTACTAAGGCTTGGTTGAAATGGGTGCGGATTTCATCTTCAGTGAATGCAAGTTGCCCTTTTTCATCACAAATAACACTCGCCAAAACACCGGCTAACGCCTCTTTGTTTTCACCATAGGCTTTCATTTGGGCTACTGCTGTGCTGTAGCTGAATGGCAGAATATGAGTATCAAACTCCGCGTCTTCACCGCTTACTTTAATTTGAACTGTCACATGCTCCGGCTTACCCATTAGGGCGCCAGATTTAATGTCTTTTAAAGTTAATTTTTTCATGATTCACCAAGAAAGCAAAAGGCCCTGTACGGGCCTTAAATTAAACAGTTGCTGGAGTCAGAGTCACACCAGTTGAACGCTGTAAAGTGAACTGGTAGCCCACGATAGAATCGGCTTCAAAGGTTGGTACCGCTGGGGTTAATGCACCCTTAAATGACCAGAATGAGCGGCCGGTGGGTAGAGCTACTGTGTCTACTGATAATGTTGGCGGAGCAACTGAATCACTTGCACCAATATAAAATTCAAGTTCGGTACGATTTTCTGCCCATTGAATAAGTTTTAGGTGGGATTCATTTTCTGGATCAAGTCGAATCGAGAGTGAGCCATCACCCGGATCAGATAACCCCGGCACATAGGATTTGGATTTCGTTTCTTCAAGACAGGTTGTTTCAATTTTTGAAGTACTGTCACTTCCCAAGTCGATACCGGTTACACAGACAAGTTGCGTAATGTCGGTACCATCAAAAGCAAAGACGTTTGTCCCTTGCGTGCGTAATTCTGCCATTTGCGAGTGCTCCTCAATTTTAGGCATAAAAAAAGCACCCGGTTGGGTGCTATGTGGAAAATTGGAATTTAGTTGCGTTTATATTCGACGCATTCTTGCTTTGACTGTGGCATAAGCTTGCCACCGATAATTACGTTGGTTATGCGCGTTTCTGTTTTCACACATTCCCATTCAGATTTATTTAGTTCCATCTTTGGGTTTGTTGATTCTTCCCAGATTGCATACACCATAAGACAGGTAAAGGTCACAACCAGAAGAATGACAACCGTTGCTATAATTTTGTCTTTCATAATCTATCTATCCAAAAACCAATTCGCATCAAAGCCACGACCAAAAATATTGGTATCAGCAATGCGCTCAAAATGGTTTGGGTGAATATTGGTGACGTAGCAATGTGGCTCTAAAGCCTTTCTGATTGCTGCCCGAATATCCGATGCTCTTTTCTGCTGAGTGTCATAAACCACAATCTGGAATGACACATGATCAAGATTAGCCGGACAATCCAAATGATTTTCAGGATTGGCTGTGACTACCGACCAGATCGCATAGGGATATGCTGTACCGGATGGCGCAACATCCTCCCAGACTTTTAAGGGATTAGTGCCGAGCAATGCTGTGACTTCAGGATTGGCTTTCAGTGTCGGAACTACTGGTAAAATGTTCATAATTTTGCGAGTTCCTTATCTAATTCTTTATTGAAGTTTTCAGCAAAGCTATTGGTCACAGCTTGGATGTTGTTTGCTAAAGCCGGTCTTAGAAACGGTGTTGGCGGGTTATTTGCTGACCCAAACTCAACCCATCTGAAGTGCCGGGTATCTCCACCGCTTGTATTAGGTGGATTTGGATTGGAAAATGATGCACCACCACGCACACCGACACGCATGATTACCTCGCTAGGATTTCTAGTTTTACCCGCAGCAATGGCAATATTTTTCCAGATCTTTTCGGCTGTCTGCGGATCATCAATATTTTTTGCCCCAGATCGAGCTGCATCACGCACAATCGCCATTGCCTTTCGCATGGAACGCCTTGCAGCATTCTTCATCAAGCGTGGATTGGCCAGTCTTTTAAGTTTCTCTTGAACTGGCTCCAAGCCTTCAATATTAAATTCTACTGACATGGCTTACTCCACTAGCGACAACTCCAGCGTCATATAAATGCGACCGTTTTCATTGTCTGGTTTAGGTGGCGACACGATCTGGAAAGTCTGGCCATCAAACAAAACGCGCATACCGGTATCAATATCTTTACGTTTACGCATTTTTAGTCGAGCTGTGGTTTCTGATCCAGCCGCTTTGGCTGTAAGCCCATCTTTTACCGATAGGAATGTGACTTTCGACCAAAGCCTTTTAAATTCAGTCCAGGCCTCGGTTTCATAGTTGTATTCATCATAAACCGTGGTTTTATGCTGAATCGTTACACGGTGGCATAGTTCGCCGGCACGTTGGGCCATAGATCACCTCAAATCGCTGTAGGCTTACGATATGGATAAAGCAGGCTTTGTACCGGCATCGGCAGAAAGTTGCCATTTACCGGTGTTTCCTGCTCAGCATTGCGGTACTGGTCCCAATATCCACACAGCAATAAAATCGCCTGATGAATTGCTTTAGGATAATCAGATTCAAACTCATCAGTGATGTAATTCAACACCACCGAGTCGGCTGCATCTAAATAACCCTGAAGCATCAAATCATTTGAATCATCGTCATAGCGCAAATGCTCTTTTAGAGTCTCAATACTTACGATACTCATCCCTCACCCCATTTTTTCTGCGCTAATTTGAAGTTTTCATGGCTAAACTCGCCTGAATGATCCTTTTCACAGTGCCATAATGAGCCTTTATGCGTTACAAATTGGCCTGATTTATACTGACTTTCAGCCTTAAAAACGCCTTGATATTGGCCTTTTTGGTCTGAATTCTCAGTATTTTGAGGCGTATTTGTCGCAGATTTACCAAAAGGATCATCTTTCTGATCACGTTTAGCCAGCGCCTCAAGCGAGAAGTTCTGCTGCTGCATGTAAACCGTGTCACCGCCTTCCAATGGGCCTAAGCCAAGCTTTTGACGCGCTTCATTCGGTGTCATGATTGCCGCACCAACACCCTCTTTAAGTCGCTGCATCTGAGATACCGAATCCATGCGGATCAATGTATCTAGATCAAGAAAGGCTTCAAGATTGGAGTCTTTAAGCCCAAGGCTTTCATCAAGTAGGTTTTCACGTGATTCAATCAGGCTTTGTAGACAGTCTGAATAATAGATTTCATTCAGATCTGAAACTTTTTGACCTGCCGGAATGGTGCCAATACCCAATTTAAATTGAGGTACATGGAAAACAGCACAAATGACTTCGTTGCTCATTCGCATCTGTTCAATTAATTGAGAATCAGCGGCTGAAACTGTAATGGCTTCAAATTTCATATTGTCGCCAACAACTGCTGTGCACCCAGCATTAGCGCCACTGTAGTTTTCATTCCACTGTTTTTTGATTGTTGCTGCTTTATCTGGGTCAATAGGCCCGGGAGCAATCAGAATCCCACCTGGTCGACTGTTGTTTCTAAAGTGTTGGCGCTGGCTTTTCTGGATTTCCAAGCCATGCCCTGCCGCTACTGCACACGCTGTAATCGGCGATAAGCCCACCAGCGGATGATAGAAGCAGTTAATGCGATCATGAATAATTTCAGATGCCGGCACGACTTCATGAGAGATCTGATTGAGTCGATCGTCATTAAGTTGATAAAAGACATCACCAGCATCACTGATCAGTGGCTTTGTTAAGTCGGGATTTAAAACTTTTAAGCCAACAACTTTGCCTGAGAAGATATCCCGAACCTTCATCACATAGGTATTGCCGCGAAGCAATAATGATGTGGTCCATTGTTCGCTGAATTGCTGCCATGTTTGATAGTGGTTTGGCTTGTTTAGAACACTGAAGCGCTCTGGAATTTCCTGATCAATCCAGACACCTTGCTGCTTCTTTTTTAGCAGAATCGGCATCTTGCCAATATCTTGAGAAATCAATGAAACACAGCTAAAAACCGCATGGTGTGCCGCTAAATCCTCGCGAGTCAGCTCATCGTTTTTCTGCCAAGCACCAGAATAAGGCTCATGCACAAATAAAGAAGTCCACCCTTGGTTTGAATGGACTCCTTGGAGGGATTTCTTTTTACCAAATAAATTTCCGAAAAAGCCCATTCTTTACATCCTATTCTTTGGTTTTATCTTCTTTTTTCGCTTTTGGTGCTGCTTTTTTCGGTTCTGTATAGACCTCTGCAACACCAATTTTGAGCAATACATTTGCCTGAAAATCAGGAATTTCTTTCACATCCCCAACATTGGAATCGTGGGTCATCTTTAAATATTTAATCTTCATAGACTGTTCCTATAGCTAAACAATTGTGATGCTTAGATATAAAAACAGCCCCGATTAAGGAGCTGTTTTAGGTCGATTAACCACCTTATGCATAATCAAGATATGCTGCAGCAATCGGACGACGTTTTGCCCAAGTGATGAATTTCTCAACACGTACCGCAAATTTGTTTTCTTGCCATAAGTGATGAGTCGTACCACCATCAACCAGAGTTGCTTGATCAGCGTAAGACACATCTACACCGCCATCCTGCGCAAGCAAGATTTCAGAGGTTTTAACAAGAATGATCTTGTCGCCAACAGTCTGAGAGGTGATTACAGGGATACCCATCAGTGTGCGAGTGCCACGGAGTGCCATGCCTTGGAAGTAAGTATTTCCTAGCGCATCACGAAGCAAGCTGATTTGTGCAGCACGCGTTTCTGACATTACGAAGTATGAGCCATCCAATGAAAGGTTGGCTGTCACAAAGCTATTAATAAGAGCCAATAGGTCAGCTTCATAATTTGCTGCTGTAGTGCCTGTATTTGGAGTGGCTGTCACCCCATTTAAAACACCGGCAGGGCGAACTGCTGTAGCAGCACCCGCGTCAAGGAAGGTGTTATCAATTAAAGTTTTTGACGCTTCAATCAAATCATCACGAACCAAAATATCTACAGCAGGATCAGAGCGTCGCATTAATTCCTGTGTATAAACAGTAATCGCAGCAAGCTTGTGCTCTTTGATTTCCACTTCGCCATATGTTGGGTTGGTTAGTGGCTTCGGAGCGCCCTCACCCACCCATTGCGCTTGACCACCGGTCAATTGGCTAGGGATTTTGGAGTTAAATGGCACATTACGGAATCCTGCAAGTTGGTCAAATACAGTTGCAGCACGAAGCATGTCAACAAATTCACCAACTAAGCGGTTTTCAGTGACTAATGATGCTGCAAAACCTGCATCGGTAGTGGTACCCAAAGTTGCTTTTGTCACAAGGTCTTGAACTTCATCACCGAAGCCACGCTCTTTTGCAACATCGAGAGCAGACTTGTAGTTACCCTGTTTTGCTGCTAATTGTGACAAGATTTTTGCACGCGCATATTGGGCAAAACCAACACCTTTAGCGAGTGGCACAATTTCAATTTTTGGCTTTTTACCTTCAGGGTCTGGATCACCTTCAGCAGATTTTTTCGCTTGTTCAGCAGTTTGTCCAGCAGCAGGAGTTGCAGTTTTTGCAGCAGCTTCAGTAGCGGCAATTTGCTTTTTGGTGCGTTCAATATTTACTTCAATCGCTGCGATATCTTTTTCAATCGCTTGAATTTCTGCTTCTGTTGCTTCATCAGGTGTGCTGCCTGCTTCTGCTGACTTTGATAGTGCTGCTTGCATAGCTTGGTTTTTTTCTGCCAAAGCTTTAAGCAACTTAGCTAAATACTCTTTCATAGTTTCACTCCACCCTTTGTTGGGCTATTAAGTTTTACGACAACGTGTTTTTGTTCAGATGAAGCGCCATCTGGAACGTCTTGAGGTTTTTTGCCCAACGCGGCTTTGTGTTCCTCAAATGCTTTTGAAAATTCTGTTTCTGATTCACGGTTACAAGGAATGGTCACCAACGAAAGCTCATACCACTCCCATGAGTTGAACTGGATGCCACCACCTTTGATCATTTCCGCTTCATCCCAATTCGGGATAAATCCAACTGATAGGCCTTTGACCAGACCGTATTTCAATGACTGATATGCCTTATCGACTTCGCGTTTTAGGTCGCCATCTTCCTCAATTTCAGGAATATGAATCTCGACCTCGATACCATTTGCGGTAACTTTTGCGCTTGTCACATGACCAATGGCTGAACGCGGGTCATGGTGAAACAGCAAAGGCATAGGCAGATCGAACTCTGCGCCTTTTGGCACCATCACATCCTTGGCGCGATCTTGGTTCGGTGTACTTGCAATTCCTTTGAAGGTTCGCTTTTGCTCATCAAGGCTCTTAATTTCCACAGAGCCAAACGTTTTATGTAGAGCTGACATAAGGCTCTCCCAATAAAAAAAGCCCGCGTAATGCGAGCTTTGGAAAGTGAATAAATTAAACGAAATAGATGTTGTATTCTTTTTCGGCCTGTTCCGGATTCATCGACATCAAGGCCACCGCGTTAAACGTGGCAATCAATGGGTCAATCTTCCCGACACCCGATTCCTGCTTACTGATCATCATGCCGTTACCCTTGATAACCGCACGCGCATTACCAACACACCACGTCATTAAATCTTGGCCAGCATGGTAAAGATTACCTTCAGCTAATTTACGCTCTGTGGTGAGGATATAGCCCATCAACTTAAAACCCTGAGCTACTGCAATGAGCTTATCTTCAGGAATGCCAGCATCAAGCAGGCCATCCAAAAGACCACCTAAACCCAATGGATCCAGTCCAATTTTGTCGAGCTTGCCAGAGTCGAAGCATTTCTTTGCAATAGCTGCCAGCTGATCAATGTCATCACCAATGCGCTCGACAATGGTTAGGCTTTTTTCCTTCTCATAGTCAGCGTACTTTGGTGCATTCTCTTTGCGTCGCTCGACTGCAGTTTTATTGCACCAAGCATGATTCCAGAGCCACCATTTACGGCTTTTGTTGTGGCGACCAAGTACAGCAAAGCCAAGCAAGTCATCCAGACCACCACCATCGATACCGCATGTAATAACGTCTGATTGTTCAATCAGTTTATCCAGGGTAAATTCTTTGGATTGCTGCAGCCAGTATTCAGCGCCTGCCCAGCGGTTGGCGCGAAGATTAATACCAATCTCAACATTCAGGCGCTTGGCTAGAAAGTCTCTAAAGTCGGATTCCTCACCATCACGCGACTGCTCAAAATCATCTTCAAGCTGAACCGGGTCGACTGAGGTGCCATAGTTTGGGTTAGGTATATGGAAGTTTTCTTTTTTAAGATGCTCCCCGTCCTCGATCATCTGCTTTGGGAACTCGTAAATCAGAGGCAGAAACTTATTGTTCTGCTTAATTCCGTCACGAATATCACGGGCATAATCTAGTTTTTGCTTAAACACACCACATGGCTGCTCATTTGCTTGAGTGGTCAGGTAGATAATGCAACCTTCTGGACGTGATGCCAGACCACCAGTTGCTTCACGAAACATACTGGCCGCACCTGCGTTCTTTTGAAACAAGTGCAACTCGTCAATCAGAATCCATGAAGCCTTTTTACCACCTACCGTATTTGATTCAGCAGCAACCACCTTAAGAGTGGCATTGGTTGATCGGTGTGTGATTGTTTTGGTGTGCTCGGAAATATTAAGCAGTGCGCTTAATTCCTCATCCGCTTTAATCGCATCCCTGATCGGAATAAAGCTATTGTCTGCGACCTCTTTTGTGGGCGCGAGAATAATCAACTCAGCAGATCCGCGGTCATTCATGATCAGCGCTGTCAACATAATGAATGCAGCCAGTGTTGATTTTGAGTTCTTTTTTGGGATCAGCAGAAAGAATTCACGGATTAAGCGTCGACTCTCATCCTCGCTATAAGCACCAAAGATTGAGGCCACAAATTCAAATACCCAAGGCCGGGTGATTTCACCCATGGTTGGCTGACCAATCACATCCGTCACAACCAGACTCTTAAAAACATCCAATGCCATTTCCGCTTCTTCTGGGAATAATGGCTTGCATGGCATGAGTGACTGCCCTTTTGCAATTTTTTGCTCCCAATCGGGACACGCTGTGGACCAATTGAGTGATGTCATATTTCAACCTAACTATAATTTGATTTTCTTGCTGACCGAGTAGCGTATTTACCACCACCAGTTGCAGCGGCCTTAGCATCATCTACCTGAGATTCTTTCTTGCCTTTTTCAGCAACCTTGCCATGAAAATATGGAAGTGCTGCCTTTGCTGCATCCATTCTCATCTTCATATCTTCAACCGGATCAGTCCAAATCTCCTCTAAAAATTTGAGCGGGTCAGCACGACTGCCAGCAGTTTCAATGTCTTTTTTGGTAATAATTGGCTTCGGATCAGGTTTAACGTCAGCTTTAACCTCGGTGTTAATCTTGAGCCTTTCAATGTGTGCAATCACATCAGGATCTTTAGCTAATCTCGATCCGGCTTGTGATGCTGATTCAGGACTGTAACCCGCGAATATAGCGGCTTGCCTGTTATCTGCACCATCATGTTTAGATTGGGCAAATGCCTTCTTTTTTGCTGTTAAAGCCATAAGCCCTCCTTTAACATATTTGCGAAATGGGAAATTTTTTTATAAGTGAG